CTGGTAAGCTTGGAGGCAGGGACTCTATAGGCAAGCTCCGTCTTCGGCCTGTCCATTCCGTCCTGGATGGGCTTGAAGAAGAAGGGATAGTTAAGTGATATGGGAACGACCTTATCAGTGAACATCTTCTTAGCATCCGACCCTGTCTTTGACAATATGCCAAAACGTGAGTCACGTGAGGTGGTTGCTGCATGCACGAGTTCTGATGAGGACATGAACGAAAAGCCTGAACGCCTGTTTTTAAGATAGCACATTCCGTATGAACGAATGTCCGCTTTGCATGCCTCCCAAAATAAATAGAATAATCTATTGGACTCTCTAAAGTTTGGCTGCCCAACATCAATCTTGGTCCAGCACAAGTACATGTAATGAGAGCCAGTAATATAAGTAGGAACGTTTTTGTTATTAAACCAAAAACCTTCTTCACGCCTCTGAAATTCTTTGTCAATATAGTCATACCATTTTTCTTTAAAAGCATCAGGATATTTATCCCAATCAAATACATTCTTTATTTTACTTAACTCTTTAGGATATTCTAATTTACCCCAATAATTATTTTGAAAACTATGAACATCTTTTAATTTTGGTAAAGCTATTCTTAAATTTTGTATTTCATATACATCACCAATTGTGCCGTTTTTTGAAATAATAATAATGTCATATTCTTTATTATATCCATACTTCCATACTTTCTTTTTATTGTAAGAATTTAATACCTTTTCAGGTATAACATTTTCAAGTATTTTATATAAAGTTTGTTCGTACATTATTTTGACCTACCTTCAGCAAAGCCTTTAAATGACGCTGCTTTTGTTTCTAAGTTATCTGTATTAATCATACTATTTTCTTCTTCAATTTTAGATAAAATTTCAAAAGCATCAAATATAGCTAACTTCTTTGAAGCAGCTGCATTCTTTAATCTATCTGCTGCAATATCAGGAGCCAAACCATCTAAGTCTTTTTTTAATATACCTTCATTAGCAACTTTTATAAGCTCTTTTACAGCTTTCTTTCCTGCTTTAATTATTTCTAATTTTAAATCTGTATTATTCATTATCAAAATTATAAAACATTACTAAAACAATTCTAGGCTTAATAAATTTATTAGGAAACTTACTATGAAAATAATTACAAGGAAAAGATAAAAGCCTATTTTCTTTAAATCCTATAACAGATTTTAAATTCCACAATTCTGAATTATTAGAATCTTCTATCAAAAGTCTGTTAAATTCATCTTCGTTTAAATCATTAGGACATACATCTCCGTATTTTTTATGACTCCAAAAAGCTGTTCCAGATAATCCTGAGTCTTCAGATTTAATATTAAAAACAACAGCTCTTTCTGGCTTTTGATTTTCAATTACAGAGTCGTTATGAATTCTCCACTCATCGTCTTGATTTAACCTAGCTTCTCTAATAAAAGAAAGTATGTTGTTTATTTTTTTCCCTTCAATTTTTTCTAATTTTTTTAAAATAAAAGATTGAATTTCTTCTGGAGCTTCTTTCACCCAAAAAGACTTACCTGGAGTATCAACTTTATTAAAATTGTTAGAATGATTTAATAATTCTTCAAACAAATTATTAGGCAAAAAATCATCTTCTATATGTATCATAATACTAAAGTTATATTGCCATCAAACATTCTATATAGTTTTTCTCCATCCACATTATATTCATATTCACTATCTGGTTGAAATGAAACTTTATCACCTTTATTAATCCCCTTACTAATTAAGTATTCATTAGAATATTTAACTATGCCCATTAAAGGTTCTTCATCTTGATGTGTTTTAAGGTAATTGTTTTTTTTAGGTAAAGGTTTTACCATACAGTATTTGGAGTGGCACGACCAAGTGTCTTTACTTTTAAACATAAAAAATTGATCGTAATCAATAAAAAACAAATTATCTTTAAAAAAACTTTTTCCACTTCTTTCTTTTCCTTTCATATCATTATAATATTTAAAAACATTATGATGAACTAAAAGTGTGTCTCCTGGTTTTACAGGGCCTGAATAGTTTATAGGTGTTTCAATAACTATTGCGTATCTATTTGATGAGGTATGATCTTCTTTAGATGTACTTGTTATAAAGTTAACATTTCCAATCTTTTTAGTATTGTCATATCTTTTGTCATTGCTTGGTTTTACAATGAAATAAAAAGGTGATTTCATTCAAAATTAATATTATATTCAATTGATATTGGCATATTAGAATTGAATTCTTTCCAAAGAAATACTTCTCCTTGTTTATTTTCAATCCAAACTTTTATAGAGTTGCTTTCGCTTATATGCTTTATTAAATGAATACAATAACTTCCGTTAAAAATTTCCTGATTAACTATGTAGTGCATGGCGCTAGATTTATAATCAGCGCCAACTGATATTTTTCTTATATCCATTATATTTAATTTTATTTATTTCTTTAGTTTATGTTGGCGATGAAGGTAGTTTTTCTTCAAAATATAAACAAATTGAAAGGTCACCATCATTTGGCCCTACAACACCTGTCTCTGTTCCTACTACAGCGGTGTTTTTAAACTGGTCAATTGTAATTTCTAACGATGAAACATCTGCTTGACCTGAAGCGTATGTTCCAGTATCAAATCCGTCTAGTGTAAAAATATCTTGAGATCCTACTGGCACGTAATTTCCTATAGTAGATGACAACCCATCTCCTATTGTTCCAATGGTAAAACGTATTTGGTCTCCTCCAGGAATGTTTAAAGGAGAACCTCCTGTCCATGCCCAAGTAACTAATTTTAACTTAAGAGACAATGGTGTTCTCCATAAAGGAATTGCAGTAGTTGGAGAAACATTAGATGTCCACTCCATAAAGTCATACCCTTGAGTCTGACTTCCTAGATTAGTTACTACACCAGTCAGTATAAATTTTTGAGTAGGTGCATTAGGAGTTTCAATAACCCTTCCGTTAGCGTCAACAGATAAATTATAAGTTTCAGTCCCTGTTACAGCTCCAGAACCGTATGTGTTTAGCTTAAGCTCTCCATCTTTTCGTATCTCTAAAGCGTTTGACGGAGAGTTAGCCGCTGTTCCGTTTCCTATAATAAATAAATTATCTGTGGAATTCCACATGTTTACATCTCCTGGACCTACAACTTTATTGAAAGAACCTAGAACTGTTTGTCTAAAATCTGTAACCTCTAACCCTGAACCAAATGCGTAAGCAAAGCTTCCTGTTAATGCGTTATTTAATCCAATAGCTGTTGACCTTTGAGAAGATAAAAAAGCTGTGTTTGAAATTCCAATTAATGTTGACTCAGCTGATACTGCATTATTACTTGAACCAAATATATAACTTAAAGTTCCTGCAGATTCGTTGAGTGAACCAATAGATACTGAAAGTTGTCCTGAAGCTGTATTTGCTTGCCCTCCAATAGCGATTGCTTGGTCTCCTGATGCTTCCTGGTCATTTCCATAAGATAAAGAATTTATTCCTGAAGACGTATTTCCAGTTCCTATTGCTATAGCCTTATTTGCAGCTGCTTGGGTGTCAAGTCCTATTGCTACAGAATTAGCGCCTGTTGCATCTGTTAGGCTACCAAGTGAAATTGATGCTTCTCCTTGTGTTGTTGCTTGAAAACCTGATGCAAGAGAATAAGCTCCATTTGCCGTTGATTGTTTTCCTAATGCTATAGAAGCTGCTCCAATTGCTTGTGTGACACTTCCCATTGATACAGTAGAGTCGCCACTTGCTATAGATTGAAAACCTGATGTTATCGAATGATCTCCATCTGCTTTAGATTCATATCCAAATTTTACAGAGTTGTTTCCTTTAGCAGCTCCTTCATATCCAAATTTTGCAGAGTGATTTCCAGATGCTACACCGCCTCGCCCTTGAGAAAAAGCATTAGAACCACTTGCTGTTGTGGATTGCCCCATTGCTGTAGAGCGAGTTCCACTTGCAATTGTTCCAAAATTCATTGCTGTAGAATCTTGTCCGCTTGCTTCTGTATTTTGTCCGACTGCAAAACTTGCGATTCCGCTAGCCTCAGTACCGCTACCAAGCGCAATTGAGTTGTCTCCAGTTGCTTCTGCGCTAAACCCTATAGCGGCTGAAG